TCGGCTTACGCTAATTTCTGCCACCCCTGTTTTCCGCAAGTCCTTGAGTGCGCGCTTGGCACGCTTGTCGGATGTGGCTGGATATACAGCCTTGAGCATTTGCGTCAATACCTCGTCTGCTGAACCGTCTAATACGCCTTGCGCCAGCTCTGGATCGGCTTGCGCTAATTGCTCAAGGCTAAGTTTTTGGATGTAAGTGCAAGATTCTTTTTGCCATCCACAGTAGGTGATAATGATACCGCGCTCTAGCATATGGTTTGCGCCTAGCTCCATTTGCTTCTTGAAATTTGGTATGTAGCTGCTAACCATCCACTTAAGGAATCCAGACACTACACGGCTACGTGCCATGTCGCCCAGCTCTACGGGGTAAGCGCGAATGTTAGCCTTATTGACGGCTCCCATGAAAAGGCTTACGTAGCTGTTGATGCGCTCGTCAATAACGTGAGCCTCCATGTCGGAAGCACCCTGCCAAGGAAAGGCATCTGCGCCGTTCTTACGCATATCGTTCGATTTGCCAGGCCAATAGTTGCGGCGGTCATCGTAGTTCTGGCGGCATTGCTGGAAATAAGACTCCAAGCCAGCAAGAGTGTTGTCGTATGCGTTACGCAGGGCATTTACGTTAGGCTCCTTGAGCTTGTAGGTAAGTGCTTCTTCTTCTTGGTTTGGTTTGTTGTTCATCAGCGATCTAAAGTTTCTAGCTTCTGGGAAATTGATAAAATCATGGCGTGCGAGAATCCCTTGTTAAGTCCTATTTTATCAGCAAGTAGCGAAGGTGGGACGGGATCTGGATCAGCGGTGCATACCTTCTTCAACACCTCAAAGCCCAACAAACGATCTATCTGTTCCGCTTGCCAAAAGGGATCAGTTGTAACGTCCAGTGAGTTTTGCATATCGGTATGTTGTTCCTTTTTCGTCAGTGATGGCGTGAATAGGGAACCGCTTACCCTCTAGCTTACCATGAAGCCGTCTTGGAATGAGGATGTCATAGGTGGCAGGGTTGCCAGTAAAGCCCTCGATTTTAGCGCGAATCCATTGTGGGTTGTTGCAGTTGCGGACATGACGGGCATACAGAACGTCTGGAACGGCTGGAGGAATGTCAGCGGCAAGTTCAATCTTCGTAGCTGCTTGTGGAGTGAGCCAAGTGTTCTTGCCCTTACCTGTCCACTCGCTAGTCTCTAGCTTGGTATCGCGGAGCTTTAGTGCCTCGTCCCACTCAATGTTTAGCGTTTTGGCTAGTTCAGTTAGTTTAGTTTTCATAGTTAGTATCCTGCTCGTTTGTTGCTGACTCGTTGTAGCTCTGCGGGGTCAATGTAGAAAGCTCCCGTTATTGCTGCGTAACGAAGCACATCGATTGGATCTTTCCATGCTTCATCAGGCCCGCCCTCTGCGGTATATTCCTGCAAGGCTCGGATGATGTTCTCACAGCGGTCGCTTACGTAGAAGTGGGGACGGTTAAGCCCGTCGATAGGTTGCCTACGGTTGTAAGCCATCTTCGTCTGCAAGGCTTGTAGCCCATCCTCAATGTCGAGTCCTGGGGCTGGTAAAAAGATAAGTCCGTTATCAGCAAGGTCTTCGATAATGGAACTAGACCCGTCCTTGGATGAATACTTAGCCGCTCCCATTCTAGGGTCAATGATCCGCTCAAATATCTCTTCGCCGTCCTCACAGCGTTCTATAAGGTCGATGTAGTCGCGCAGACCGTATCCTAATCCCTTGGCTCCTTCGCCACCCGTCATCTTGCCACCGTGCCACCTAGCCCACTCTCCCACGTTGATGTCCGGCCACTCGCGGTAAACATAGAACGTATCCGACGCATCTACGGCAATCCAACACATAAACCAGTTCTTGCGACCAGCGGGGTCAAGCACCATCCAGCGAGTGATGTCCTTGCGAGGAATGTCCTCATGCTTGATAACATTGACCTCTGTGCTGAAATTAGGGAACTTGCTACCCGTAATCTGGGTAGGCACGCCGTAAAGTGCTGTAAGACTGTAATCGTCGTCGCTTTTAGAGACACACTGCTCTAGGAGGCTTGCATAGCCAGACCAAGGGTTGTCCTTGGAGTGGAAGTAAACAATGCCCGTATTCATCTTGGCGTTCTCCTGATAGTAAGGAACGCTGCGTGGCTTGCTCAGTCCTTCTGATACGCTACGGCTTTCGACCGTCTTAGCGGTATCGCGGTAGTTCTTGACCGTTTCGGTCTCTCCGTCCTTTGGGGTAAAGGAGATGAGTAGCTTGGCGTTGTGAGTGGCAAGCCGCAGGTAAAGACGGTCAATCAAGTCCATGCCGAGAAGATACTCGTCTAGCCATGCCCCGACATTATCTGTCTCTGGCACCGGCGCCCCAAGCTCCATACCTTCTAGGATGGTATCGTTTTGGATCCACTGCGTGTAGAACTTGAAGATGATCCTGCTGCCATTCTCAAAGACCAGCTTGTTATCGGTGAAGCCGTTCTTAAAGGAGTAATTGATGCTCTCCACTTGGGTCAGGCTGCGATTCTTTAGTTCGAGGGGAAGGGCGTTGTAAACCGCACTCTGCTGCACGACTACGCTGATTTCCTTATTCTGGCTGAAGCAGTAGATGAGGGACTTGGGGTTCTTCTTGGCTGCGTGGACAACCTTCTTGGCACAGTATGCCGTCTTACCGGATCTGTTGGCCCCAAACAGCAAGGCGGTGCGGAAGTTACGTAACGCTTTATCCGCATATTCCCAGTGAGGAAGCGCAAACCCGTAGCGATAAGGATCGCGTTCTGAGTTCTCTAGGGCTTGATGATAGGCTTCGTGCAGTTTAACTAACTGCTCTGGCTCCATCTTAGCAAGCTCGGCTGGGCTAGGTGGGGTTAAGACTGGGTGCTTACGCCACTTCATACTTGCCAATCTTTTTCCTCATCGTAGTTCTCGCCATCATCTAGGGCTGCATTGCATAGCTCTGACTGCTTGACAGCTAGAACGCCCACCATGCTGACGTAGGATAGGTCAAACTCTTCTGCATACATATTCACCAGCGCGTCTAGGGCCAGCTCAAAGGCTTCTACTTGTTCTTCGTCAGTCATCTTCCACTTCCACAGCGTCCACCTTGATCTCCTCGCCTCTCACGGCCTTACGAGCCTCCTCAATCATTAAACGCGCATCCTCTATGCTCAACTTGTCCTTGCGATGCTCAACCACCACCTTGTTCTCCCCTAGCGCGGTAAACGCCTTGTCCTGCGCGATAGACCCCGTAATCTGTAAGTCTTTAATGTTTACCTTCTTTAGCTGGTCGTCGTCGTCAGCCAACATCGCAGCCTTCTTCATTACCAACTGCCGCATGGCCTCTGCCACTTGGAACCCGTCAGTCGCCAGCATACTACGCCGCACATCCAGCGTCTCTGGATGCCTAGTCCGCAACCCTACCAACGCCGTATAGCCTATACCCGTAACCTCCTCGACCTCCTCATACGTGTCCCCCTGCGCCATCATCTCCAAAGCTAACGCTGCCTCCTTCGGCTTCCTCCGCTCCACGCACATAGCACTACCCGCACTCTTTGCTATGGATGTTGCCACAAAGGGAGTTACTTCGTTCTCGTTGTCGATAAACTAACCATAAGACGCCACTGAGGGCTTTGTCAAGCATTATTGATACCTACACCCCAGTTTGCCAACAAAAGGCTCTCAGACCCCCTTCACGCGCCTCTATGACCCCACCCAGCACCCCACCCCATAGCATATCTGAGTATTCTGAGCGTTCTATAATCTCTTAGCCATTCAACCCCTAGAACTCCTATTGTTCCTTCCTCCTCGTCTATCCCTATTGTCTGGGGACATTGCTTGTCCCACCCTTTAGATATGCTCCCCCCTTTAAGTCGCCCTTTGTCCAGAATTTTTTAACCCAACTAGTGACGTGAGTGACGCACTTCCATAAACTTTTCAAAAACTCGCGCGTAGGAATACTTTGCGGATACGCGTCACTCGCGTCACCATTAAACTACCGAGAATCAAGATCATACGAAATTGGTGACGCTATGACGGGCATTTTAACCATTCTTTATAGATTTGATTTTCTCATCAATGTGAAAAATAGGCGTCACCGCGTCACTAGGTATATAACGTACTCCCCATCAATATGATGAGGGTGACGGCTAGGTGCCACCGCGGTAAGGTGTGCGTCAGTGCGTCTTAAGGGAGCCTTTTAGAATAATTTTATGAGGGGACTTGACCAATCATAATAAACCAGCGGCGACATCTCTCGACCCCCGCCCTCCCGGCTACTGAGACTCAATATCAATAGGTTAATGCTACTGAGTCTCACTCTCAATAGGTTAATGCGAACGAGTCTCAATAGTTAATGCGACACACTCTCAATAGTTAATGCGACTGGTTCTCGATAACTAACGCGACTCACTCTCATTTACTGTTGAGACTCAATCTCACTCCTTACTGAGAACGCCCATAGCGGGCCGTTAAGCACCCTTGTGGCCTCTCGACCCTCGAAGTGGGGCTACCATATCAATTCCCGAAAACTCAGCTTTGGTAAGTCATTTGCAATAAGGTAGCGCAAACCGCTTGCGAAGATAAATTGAAAATAATGTTGCGTTTTTCTGAAGGGGCTCGGTATCATCTAGACGCGACAACGCATTTACTTAAACCCACACGAAAGAAACGATATGAAAAACCCACAATCAATCCCAATGATACGCGCTGGTGCATCCCATAAGGAAAAGATAGAATACTTGTATAAGCATCTACCTCCGGACGTATCCTGCCAAGTGGTATCCGATGCGATAGGCAACGCGGACGCAACG